CGGGATCGCGGCGAAGCTGTTGGGCTGGGAGAGTTAAATCCTCTCCTCTAATCGCCTATTCACATAGGTGATCAGACCAACGGACGAGTGTCTACGAGCCGTAGAGATCTTCCAAAGGATAAGACCGATGAAAGATCAGAATAGCTACGTAGAGTTTATCCTAGGCACGTACGAGGCGCTGTTAGTCGATAGCGCTTCTCAGTACCCAGGGCTCACCAAAGAGTTCAACCGTGATTTAGTCCGGTTGCGCTCAGCGGTCAATTGTCATGGTATCCGGTTCGCACTGGATACCATGCCAGCTTATCGAAAACACCTTGATCAGTGTCTCGCTAAGCGGCGCCTAACCCAATCTGGATTGATCCATTTCGGAGCAATCAAGAAGGGAGGAACGATCCCACGACTATTTCGGGGTCTCTTCCTACGCGTTTTTGACCACACTGGTGCTCTTAGGCACAGTCCGGATCACAATGCTATCCGTCTCTTGCGGCAGCTCCTTGGAGCTGTCCGTAAGTTAAAGATGGCATCGTCAGTCAAGGATACGGGTAATGCCGTCCGTGACTTTTTCCGTACTGATTTGGAGGTACGACATGGAGACCTCAACTGGTCTGACCATGATCGTTTCGAAGCTGAAGGAGCTGCTCAACTCTCTTTTAGAGATGTTGAAAAGCATTCCGTAAGCAACGGAACTCCCGATTTATTCGGGGATACCCCCAATTCCAGGTTACCATTGGAGCTGTTTGAGACAGTTCAGCGTGTAGCTGACCTCATCTCTTCACAGCTTGGGGTCTTTGACCCCATGGCCTGGAAGCCTCGGCATGGACCTGGAGCGGTGTCGGAACGCCGATTCGGCTCGTACAAGTACGAGTTCGATCAGTGGCCCGATAGGCTAGAGACTGTGTTTCCCTATGCAGATTTCGCTGTTGCGAATTACGCGCAGGTTGACTACAGTCTTACTCATGCAGAAGCAGTCGCCTGCGGTTTCACCCGCGAAGCGCCAGCAAGGTTGTGTGCTGTCCCAAAGACGTTGTCAACTCCTCGGCTTATCGCCGCAGAGCCGACAGCGCTTCAATGGTGCCAACAAACAATTCTTGACTACTTCTACAAGAGGGTTAGCAGGACAGGCATTTCCTCTTTTATCGACTTCCGTCGACAGGAGAAGAATGGCTCACTTGCTCTCCAAGCCTCCCATGATGCGAAGTGCGCGACGATTGATCTGTCGAGCGCTTCTGATCGTATCTCTTGCTGGCATGTTGAGCGCCTGTTCAGGCGCCTTCCCTGCCTATTACGAGCTTTGCAGGCCACAAGGTCTACTTGGCTCGAGCAAGGGATATGTAGGTACAGCCCGAGATATAGCTATCTCAGGAAGTACTCTACCATGGGTAACGCTACCATCTTCCCA